CACGTGTTTATCAAACGCCTTCAACTCTACTGTTTTTCTGTGAAGGCAGTGTCACTGCGTGACATCTTCGCCAAGATCCGCCAAGTGCTCCCAACTGAGGAGCTTTCTAGGTTTTCCACAGCGGATCTCATACGGTTAGCCAATTATCTGCTCTTCATAACTGGCATGCAACAAACTAGCGACTACCAGTCGCCATTGATGGAGAGTCTCTTTGGAAAAATGTGCCTGTCAATACGAGCTCGTGTGCGAGAATTTCTCCAAAACTTGATGGGAAAATCTTCGTATGCGGCGTTACTCACAGTAACTGACGTAAGGCCAGTGTACTTCACGACTAAGCCCGTGAGGAGGGCAATCTGTGGTCACCAATGGTTCGAGGATGAGGAGAAAGATGACGAAACTGGCCCCACACCATCAATCACAGGATATCCTAGCCCTTCACCAGATGACTTAGACCTCCTAGCCGAGTTCGAACGCCATGAGCGAGCAAATGAAGGAAAGGATCAGCCATCATCAGAAAATCCCAACCCAAGGCAACAAAACACTGCCTATTGCAGCGCTGAGCGTGCGCCAAATGGAGAGTCTGCAAATGCAGATGGCGGAGCCTCAGAGGGTACCAAAGAGACACAAGACCATCCCCAGCAAACGAACGAGGACGACAATGGCGATATGGTAGATGGGCAATTCACAGACTGCACTGACACCGACTGTGATCAGAGTGACGATGAGAGTGACCCAGACTCGGAATGTCGGGAATCGCAGCATTTGCCGGATGATCTATTACCTAACGAAGACGAGTTGCCAGAGCTTGAAAGTATTCCAGGTGTGCTGGAAACAGAAAATCCAGAAGCGGCACTGGAATCTGAAGAGGCTGAGCCTACCACAAGGGCTGAGGATGATGATGACGGTGAACCTTCGGAAGAAGCTCAAATGATCGGCTCAAAGCCAGAAACGTCACCCGGTATAGTACTTGAACCCTTAGATGATGAGACAATTGAGATACTCAAAACTCATGGTTTCACCAACTATAGACCACAACATGATGGTGAATTCCAAATCCCACCCGTGTTTTACAACCGACGAGCGAGATTTCTTACCCAGCACGAAGGTATCATCAACGCCGCACAGTCCAGGTTTCTTGACATGGCTCAAGCCCTTAAAAGAAATTGCTATAATTACATATTGGACGCTAAACGAGCCACAGCGTTCATGTCTGACGTTAAAAACAACCTCACTGGCCTAGTGTTGCCCAAACTTGACAGGGATCTGCTAACTTCATGGGTGGCCTTAGCCGAAAATGCGAAGAGGAGTGTGGGGCTTATCGTCATTCACGGAGCCGGGGGGGCAGGGAAAAGCAGGGCTCTACAGGAGCTGATGAGAAATGGGTTAGTGGACACCAATGAAGTCAACATTATCGTGCCGACTATCAATCTAGCTGTTGACTGGAAGAAGAAATTACCCGGTGTCGACCCACGGCGGATCATGACATTTGAGAAAGCATGCGAGCGGGAAGGGAAGTCAATTGTCATAATGGACGACTATGGGAAACTTCCAGCGGGTTACGTTGACGCGTATTTGGCCATTAAGTTCAATGTCGAAATGGTTATCCTAACTGGCGACCAACGTCAGTCTGTTTTCCACAACGATAAGAAAGACTCACAAATCGCCCTCCTGAGTTCCAACACGGACCATTTCAAGCGATATTGTGACTACTATCTTAACGCCACCCACCGACAACCCAGAAGACTTGCCAACCCCATTAAAGTGCATGCAGAAAGAGAAACAGGGGGGGCCATTAAACATGCCACTCTCATACCCACCAACGCGATGACACTTGTCCCAGCATTTCGAAGCCAATCATTGCTAACAGATTTGGGCAGGCAAGCGATGACGTATGCCGGCTGCCAAGGGCTCACGTTACCACACCTGACGATAGTGCTGGACAAAGACACTCCTCTGTGCTCTGATGAAGTGTTATACACGGCCTTATCGAGAGCGTCAGAAACTATAACGTTTGTGAATACGCACTCGAACAACAAAGACTTTCTGGCCAAACTAGACTCTACTCCCTATCTTAAAACTCTAATTTCCGGAGTGCGCGAAGATGAACAAGCAGGGAGGGATAACACACCACCAGAACCAGTGGTGCGTGACGGTCCTACAAAAACCCACATTCCGGTAGCTAATGACAAAATACAGCTGGATGACAAGATAGAAGCCATGGAGGACAAGGACACCAGAGAATTATGGAGTGGTGAGGAGAAAACTAACCTCATGCAAACACAAGATCCCACCATCCAATTATTCCCTCACCAGCAGGCGAAGGATGAGGCGCTGTTCAAAATCACAATAAATGAGCGTATTAGGCTAGCTGCACCGGAAACAAATCGTAAAGCTCTCAAAGACACAATCAACGCAGGCGATTTGCTGTTCGAAGCTTACGCGAGCTTCATGAATGTGCCTCGTGAAACTCAGCCTTTTGATAAGAGATTGTGGGCACACTGCAGACAACTGGCTTTGCGCACGTATCTATCAAAACCGACTTCAAATCTTCAGCAAGGGGCACAACGTCAAGACCCTGATTTTCCCGACAACGCCATAGCGCTGTTTAACAAATCGCAATGGGTTAAGAAGCTTGAGAAAGTGGGATGCAGATTTAAGGCTGGACAAACCATATCCGCCTTCAAACAATCAACCGTTCTGCTCACCACCACCATGGCTCTCTACCTGCGTAAAAAGAGGGAGGGACACCAACCCGACAACGTTTTTGTGATGTGCGAAAAGACACCTGAACAGTTTAATTCATTTGTGCTCACCAAGTGGGACTTCTCTCGGCCCAACTACACGTCTGATTACACTCAGTATGACCAGTCGCAAGATTCTGCATTCCTCAACTTCGAGCTGAGGAAAGCCCGACATTTTGGACTGCCAGACGAGGTAGTTGACTTTTACGCATTTGTTAAAACGCATGCCAAAACGTTCCTTGGAAACCTGGCTGTTATGAGGCTGAGTGGGGAGGGACCAACATTTGATGCCAACACCGAATGCAACATAGCTTACGACGCCCTCAGATTTCAACTTGATCCATCGGTGAACGCTTGTTACGCAGGGGATGACTTGGTGCGTGACAAGGCTTGTGACGAACGACCTGGGTGGAAGTACTCTGAGCCGCTCTTCTCCCTGAAGGCCAAGCCACTAGTTACGAATAAACCCGACTTCTGCGGGTGGAGGCTAACCAAGTATGGAATCGTCAAATCTCCGGTGCAGCTATATCAGTCACTGCAACTCGCCCTTCGTCTTGGCAAGGTAGAAGAAGTTAAGCGAAGCTACGCAATCGACTATCTCTTCGCCTATAGGTTAGGTGACCAATTATACGACATATTTGACGAAGATGAGCTGGCTAAGCATCAGCTTGTGACCCGAACTCTCATCAAGAAGGGTATGCAACCACCCAGTTCAGGTGAACACCTGCCCACATTCCATGTGACGTCCGATAGACTCATCCAAGACCCCCGGGCAACCAAGGTGTCTACCTTTGAATCAGACAGAGTCATCTTACCTCTTGAAATCATCGACGACCACTTTGCATTCGCCAGCAAATCGGACCGTAACGACATGACTACAGCGAGCAACCAACAAACTTCTGAATCAAATGTCTCTGCAAGTCAAACGGGCTATGAAGGTACGTTGTTAACCGACATGTTCCCAGACATCGCTATGCTCTAACTAACACTTAGCAACCTAG